CATGAAATCCATAGACCGTCGCGCCTCTGAACCGCAAGAAAAATAGCTTGACTTCAAGCCGTTACACGATAAAATCGCCAGCAACGAGCTAACCAAGTCCGTTGAAATCAATGGACGCATAACGACAAGGCCGATCCGCATGACAAGGGGATCGGCTTCTTCTTTTTTAGCTGTACGATTTAACCAGCCCCGCCAAGTGCGGGGTTTTTTATTGGGCCTAACAATGACCGATCAACCGTGGATAGCAGAGGCGCGCAAGCATATCGGCACGCGCGAAATCCCGGGCGCGCGGCATGAGCCGAAGATTTTGCAATGGTGGAAGGCGATCAAGCGCGGCGGGATCAAGAGCGACGAAACTGCCTGGTGTGCCGCGTTCTGTGGCGGATGCTTGGAAGCGGCCGGCATCGTCAGCTCTCGATTCGAGTCGGCCAAGTCTTATCTCGATTGGGGTGTTCCGCTAGCGTCTCCGGTTACTGGCTGCGTAGTGGTGTTCTCGCGCGACGGTGGCGGACATGTCGGTTTCGTGGTGGGCGCTGATGCCAATGGCCGGCTGATGGTGCTGGGCGGTAATCAGGGTAATGCGGTGAGTATCGCGCCATTCGACCGGGCGCGCGTGGCTGGGTATCGCTGGCCTAAGAATGTGGCGCTACCGGATTGGTTCCCAAATCAAGGCGGGATGCCAATTCTGGCGAGTAATGCTGCCAGCTCAACCAACGAGGCATAGACAATGATTGCTCAATTCGCTAAATCCAAGACCATGATCTTTGCCGTGCTGCTGGCGGTGCTGGGCGTATTGCAAGCCAGCATGGACGTATTCACGGCCTACCTGACACCGCAAGGAGTCGGCATTGCCACGATGATCGTCAGCATGGTGGTTGCCGTGCTGCGCATTCTTACCACAACCAGCTTGGGTGAGAAATGAATCCGTGGCTGATGCTTGGTGCAGTTCTGGCGTTGGTCGCTGCGGTAGCATTCGGACATCATCGCGGGTATCAGGATCGGGTGGGCGAAGAGGCTATCGCACAACAGGCATCGGAGCAGGCGCGCAAGGAAGCCCTCCAAGCCGCAGCCGCCGAGATTGCCAAGATCGACGTAAAGAACGTGACCATCCAAGGCAAGGTAATCGAGCGTATCCGCACAGAACAGGTCTACTCGGACTGCAAGCATAGCCCCGAATCGTGGAAACTCATTCAGGAGGCCTATCAGCCATGAAGACAACACTCATCGCGCTGTGCTGCGCGCTCGCAGCTTGCTGCCCGAACCCGCCAAAGGTCGAAGTTAGCCCGCTGGCGATAGCCAACTGCCCGGAGGTATCGGCCCCTGCCGATGATAGCTTCGGAGCAACAACGTACACGCTCATCCAACAAGCCGGCCAATACCGTAAATGCAGGGAAGCATCACTAGGATCAGGGAAGAAATAAATGAACGGCGAACAAAAAGAACAAAGCCATCACGGCGAAATCCTGTACTCGAGGGTTTCCGAAAGGGTGACCGCTTTGGAAGACGTAGTTTCGGAAGTAAGAGAGGCCATCAAGTCTATTGATTCCAGCTTGAGAACACTGGCCGCGCTCGAAGTTAAGCACGAAGAGACGCGCAACGGCCTGAACCGTGCGTTTCAGGAAATCCAACATCATGAGGTGCGTATCCGCACGCTGGAGCTGGATGCGCCGAAAAAGGGCGATGAACGGATTTCCGAGATTGAACGCGAAATGCCTACCATGAAAATGGTGCGTGGATGGGTGATTGCCGGCGTGACCGGGATCATGGGGATTTTGGGTGTAGCGGTGCTGCACCTAGTGATGAAGTGAGCCGAAACGACATAACAGGCGACAACCTCGCCAGCAAAGCAACCTCTGACGCATATCGCGACGGGTGGAATAGAATTTTTGGAAAAGGAAACGAAATGGCATCCTGTGTAGAGATTGAGAAGAACGAAGATAACACTTTCACCGTGACCGATTGTAGCTACGAAGAGGGTGCAGAAGGTAAGCCCGGCATGCACCAGATGCCGGGCGGACAGATGATGCGCGATGATGCGATGCAGGGCGGTATGGAAGGCATGCAGGGCGAGATGGAGGCCGAAGGCCAGCAAGTCGCAACCCTGAAAGATGCCCTGATGGCTGCTGCTGACATCCTGACCAGCGGCGGTTCGACCGATATGGCAACCAAGCAAGCCGCATTCTCCAGCGCCGACGAAAGGCTGACACGATAATGGCTACCGTAACCATCACCCTGACCGATACCGACGACGGCGTAGAGCAAACTGTTAATTTCGGCGAAGAGTTCGATCCCAACAGCCCGTCCCATCATTTGGCTACCCTGATGCTCAATCACCTGGATGATGAGATCAAGGCGAACAACGAATACCATGGCAGCAAAGAGCAAAGTAAAGCCTAAGGCGGGTACATCCAAGGAAGCGGCTGCTGTTCGCAAGGGCGTATTCGTTGAGGCATATATCGCCAATGGTGGCAATGCCACGGAAGCCGCTAAGACTGCTGGATACAGCGCAAAGACTGCGCGCTCGCAAGGCCAACGGCTGTTGACAGATGTTGACATTAAGAGTCGGGTATCAAAAAGAGCCGAAGAGACCGCTAAAAAGTACGAGCTGACTACAGAACTGGTGGTGAAAACCATTGTGCAGGAGTTGACGTTTGACCCTGCCAGGCTGTATCAGGCCGGCGGTCAGCTCAAGGACATTACCGAGCTAGATGAGGATACGCGCATGGCGCTGGCCTCTGTAGAGTTCGAGCAGTTGGGCAGCCCGGATGCTCCAGTATTTGTGCGTAAGTACAAGTGGGCGCAGCGCAATGCAGCCCGCGAGCAGGCTATGAAACATCTGGGAATGTTTAAGAAGGATAACGAGCAACTTCCGTCGCCGACCATCATCTTGATGGACCAGATAACCGCCAGCCCGAACAGCCGCATCAAGGTGAAGTGAGCGACATAGAGGTAATCGACTGCCTCGGTGATTGGCGCTGGAGGCTGGCGAATCTGTACTGGATCGTTGACGAGCAGGGAAAGAAGGTCAAATTCCAGCCGAACACTGAGCAACTGGATTTGCTCAGTGAGATGCACTTTTACAACCTGGTGCTGAAGGCTCGACAGCTTGGCTTTACGACGTTGATCGACATTCTGGCGCTGGATCAGACGTTCTTCACCAAGGATTACACGGCGGCGATCATTGCCCAAGGGCTGACCGAGGCCGGAAAGATATTCCGCAACAAGGTGCAATACCCGTGGAAGAATCTGCCTGATGCGGTGAAGGCGTTGAATCCGCCGACGAACGTATCAGCTTCGGAGATGGTGTTCAGCAACGGCTCAAGCATATCGGTGGCGACATCGGCGCGTTCTGGGACGTTGCAGTTCCTGCATATCTCGGAGTACGGCAAGATTTGCAGGCGCTACCCAGACAAGGCGAGTGAGATCAAGCTTGGCGCGCTGCCAGCAGTTCACTCTGGTGGTCTGGTGTTCGTGGAGTCAACGGCGGAAGGAATCGGCGGTCATTTCTACGAGATGGTGGACGAGGCGCAAAAGCGCATCGCAGAGCCTAACGACATGGAATTTAAGCTGCACTTCTACCCATGGTGGAAGAAGGATAGCTACCGTCTTAACCCTGACGGGGTGAAGATTGAGAACGAGTTGATCGACTATTTCAATGAGTTGGAAAAAACTCATGGGATATTCGTAGATGACGCTCAAGTCGCATGGTATGCAGTCAAACGAAGGATGTTCAAGGACGACATGAAGCAGGAATACCCATCAACCCCAGAGGAGGCATTCAGCGGAGCGATGGAAGAACGGTATTTCGGCGAGCAGATGGCGGCGGTAAGGAAGCAAGGAAGGATTCGGAACATCCCGATTATCTCAAATGCAGGCGTGAATCTGTATTGGGACTTGGGGCGCGACACGACGGCGATATGGTTCCATCAGTATGCGGCGCTTGAGCATCGCATGATTGATTACCTGCAAGACGCCGGAAAGACGCTGGATTTCTACGCAAGGGAGATCCAGAAGAAGGGCTACCTGCTGAAGAATATCTACCTGCCGCATGATGCAGGAGATCAGAGCGTAGTTACCACCAAGACGGCTGAATCGGAGATTAAGCGCCTGTTCCCCGGCGTGAAGGTTCGAGTAGTGCCGCGTATTCCGCAGAAGTACATGGCGGTTGATATGGCTCGGTCGCGATTGTCTGAGTGCTATTTCCACGAAGCGAACTGCGCCAAGGGTATCGAGTGCCTGGACAACTACCGCAAGAAGTGGAACGAGTCGATAGGAAACTGGAGCGATGAGCCTGTGCATGACCAGCACAGCCACGGCGCAGATGCATACATGCAATTCGCGCAAGGATGGGAGCCGTCACACGATCATGGCGTGGCAAAGCAGCCCATCATTCAGGAGTGGGAGCCGCTGGACGACGAAGTAGGGTACTGAGAATTCAACAAGCCGCCTCCGGGTGGTTTTTTTATTGAGGGAAGCGAAATGCTGAAATACACCATCGAAGCAACATCATCGGCAGCAGACACGAACAATCTTGCGTCGGGCGTTACTGCTGCATCAGGAGTGGCATTTACGCTGATTACCAACGAAACGCCGGATGCGCTGGCTCACTTGCTTACCATCACGCCAAGCGGCTCCGTTACCGGCAACTACACCATCGCCGGAAAAGACGCAGATGGCGAGGCGGTCAGCGAAACGCTGGCAACCGATACCACCAATGCGGTCACTTCGGTTAATCACTACGCGACCGACATCGTGGTGACTGCACCGGCTGGGCTTGGTGCCGAAACGGTGGACATTGGCTGGACCGCTGAGAGCGTATCTCCGCGTAAGAATACCAAACTATCCGGTATTTCTACATTTGCCATCGGTTTCGGATGTTCGGTAGAGTCTGGAACGCCTACCTACACCGTGCAGCAGACCTATGACGGAGTTACCTGGTACGCTCATGCAAGCGTTTCGGCTGAAACAACGTCACAGGAAGGCAATTACACCAGTCCAATCTCGGCATTCCGACTGAAGATTACCGCCGCCGGCGGTGTTAAGTTGATCGGCTATCAGGTAGAGGGCTGATAATGTTGGATTCTCGCATGCTGATTTTTGATACAGTCAGCAGGCTGTGGAAGAAAGTCAGCCCTAGCGATCCGCTTCCTATGGCTTTGAATGACGGGTCACAGCTTGACGCATTCCAGAGGTTGCGCACGTCAGCGCCATTCGGCATATTCGATAACAAGCAAATTCACACCCGCAATACGGGCGACTGGGAAGAGCGCCTGTGGGGGTGCATCATCGTGCATGGCACGGTGACAGGCGCAGGATTCTCCAACGGCGAAACAATTACAGGTGCTACGTCAGGAGAGACAGGAACAGTCACAGCGGTCGGTTCCGGGAACATCACCTATTCAACGACGCATGGAAATGATTTTACCGACGGCGAGACGATCACTGGCGGAACGTCCGGGTCAACCGCGACGGTCACGACGCACAACACTGGGTCCGACATTGCCTACCAGTACGACCGTTCCAGCACCTACTTGACAGTCGGAACGGTAAGTGGTGATCGAGTTGTACGGCAGACTATTCGCTATTTACCGTATGTACCGGGGAAGAGCCAGAGCATATCGGCAACCGGAGTGATGGGTTCTGGCAAGTCGAATGTGACGCAAATCGTAATGTACGGCGATGATCTTAACGGTTTTGGATACGCACTTGTTGGGACAGAACTCAATATATTGCTGCGCACATCCGCCGGCGGATCAGCTGTGGACACGCTAATCCCGCAAACCGAATGGAATGTAGATGGGTTAAATCCAGAAATAAACCCATTGAATCCTAGTGGCGTGACGCTGGACATAACCAAGGCGCATATATGGTCCATGGATTTTCAATGGCTGGGAGTCGGCCGTCAGCGCATCTCGCTTAACATCGATGGTAAATCTGTATTGGTTCATAAGGTGAACAACGCCAATTCTTCGAGCGTCGTTTACATGAAAACGCCGACGTTACCGATTAGGTATGAGATAAAGAACACTGGGACTAGCGCCAGCTCCACCACGTTAGAGCAGATTTGCTCGTCAGTAGCTAGCGAAGGAGGTTACGCACTACCAGGGCAAGAGTTTTCGGTCGGTAACGGCATAACCCGAATAGCTGTAACAACGCGCCGGCCAATTTTGGCAGTGCGGCTAAAAAGCGCATTCCCTACAGGAAAGCCGAACCGCCGCACATTGAGATTCTTGGATTGGTCGGTGAGTGCGAAGACGAACGACGGCTATTTCGAGCTGATGCACATTCATGATCCGTCTGGGATAACGGCCACATGGTCGGACGTCAGCAGCGGAAGCGGTGTCGAGTATTCGACAGACATCTCTGCGGTATCAGGAATGATGCAGCACCGCGTACAGATCGCAAACGTTGCAGCAGGACAAGGAAACTCCAGCTCGTCCGCCACGAACAATTCAGAATTCGTCAGCAATCATTCGTTCCTGAGCCAGAATTTTGAATCAGACAACTCGCAGATGTTTGTGGTGTTCTGCACGGCAGAAGCATCGACGTGTAATGCGCTATCTCATATCAGTTTCATTGAAAGCGAATAAATGAACCTAAACCAAAATTCTGACTTGAGCGGAGATATAGAAGCCATCGTCCGCATGTTTGAGACTGCCGATGAAAGGGCCGCCAGACTGGCAAAGGTCTCGGCATTCTCTGATACGATCAAAAAAAAGAAAAACGGCGCGATCACTGCGCGCAAGCGCTCTGGAATCGAAGATGTCTGGCAGGTATGCGAAGACGGATACGAAGGCGCTGACGAATACAACCAGAAGGCAGGGGCTGCATACACCAAGGGCAGATCGACCAGCGACGGACTGCGCGAGGTAAAGAAAGCGCCGCGAGGACGTAGTACGGTAATTCCGAACATCACACGACAGTATGTTGATGCGGCAAGTGCGCGGTTGAGCGACATGCTGATTCCCACCGACGACATTAACTGGGCATTGGAAGACAGTCCTGTTAAGGATGTGGTCGAACAACAGCGCGCAGGGATTCGTCAAGATCGGCCGCCTGGAATAATGAGTCGTATTGGCAGCAGTATAGCCGGGGTATTTGGGCAGCAACCGCAGCAACCTGCGCAAGCGCCGGCACAAGAGAAAAAAGCCATCGAGATCGCCTCCGAAACGATCAACGACTGGCATGCAGAGTGTCGCTACCATAGCGAGGTACGCAAGGTCATCGAAAGCTCTGCGCGTATCGGGGCGGGCATCCTGAAAGGGCCGCACCCAACCAAGCGCAGGAGCCGCAAGGCCATTCAAAAGGATGGGCGATGGGGAGTCGAAGTCGAGATCAAGGTATCGCCGGCCTCGACATACGTGAGCGCGTGGAACTTCTACCCAGACTATCCCGCATGCGGAAATGACATTCAGCGCGGCTCGTTCGTGTTCGAGCGCGACGACATCACCGCCAAGGCGTTGAGCGACCTTCGCGGCGGCGAGTTGGGCTATATCGACGAGATGATCGATATGTGTCTGGCGGAAGGCCCAAGCCCGGACAACAAAGAAGCGCGGCGCGAAGACTACACGCCGAACGATGCCGATCTGTTCGAGATTTGGTACTACTACGGCTTCGTGTCAAAAGAGGACATGGAGGCGGCAGGTTGCGAAGGTTCGAAGGAATACGAGCCGTGCATCGTCACGATGGTAAATGACCGGGTAATCAAGGTCACGCTGTCCGTGCTGGATACTGGCGAATTCCCGTTCGACGTAATGGTGTGGCAGGCCAGGCTGGATCATTGGGCTGGGATTGGCGTAGCGGAGCAAATCGCCACTTGCCAGAAGAGCCTGACCGGTGCGGTGCGAGCATTGCAGGACAATATGGCACTGTCGTCTGGGCCTCAGATGGTTGTCGATACCTCCAAGATCGAACCGGCAGATGGGAAGTGGACTATCACGCCGTGGAAGTTTTGGCGCAAGCGCGTTGACTCGGAGGAAATGGGCGATGTGAGACAAGCAATTACCATCATCAGCATCGAGACACGCCAAGCAGAGTTGCTGAACATCATCAATTACTGGACGCGCGAGGCAGAAACCGTTACAAGCCTGCCGATGCTGTTGCAGGGTCAAATGGGCGGAGCGCCTGAGACATTTGGTGGGCAGCAGATCGTCAACAACAACGGCAGCACCGTCCTTCGTCGGATTGCTAGAACGTTCGATGACCGCATTACCGAACCGCATATCGGGCGCTACTACGAATATCTGATGCTGCACGGCCCGGATGAAGCGAAGGGCGATTTCGTAGTCAAGCCGCGCGGATCTTCCGCATTGGTGGAACGTGAACTCCAGAAGCGCGAGACGATGCAACTGCTGGGCGCTTCACTCAACCCTGCATACGGCGTCAAGCCGGAAAAGGTGATGAAGGAAGTGCTCAAGGGAATGCGCTTCGATCCGGACAACTTCGGCTACAGCGAAGAAGAGAAGCAGGCTATGGCACAGCAACAACAGCCGGAAGACCCTCGCATCACGGCAGCCAAAATCATGGCAGAGTCGCGCATTGGAGTTGAGCAAATGCAAGCCAATGAAGAGGCAGTCCGCGCTGAAGCGAATGCGCAGATGGTATTGCTGCGGCAGCAGTGGGAGTCTAGAGAGAAGGAGCTAGACCGCCAGAACGAGCTTGTGATTGCCGCTATTAACGAGCGAATGCAGAACACGCAACTGACCAGCGGAGAGCGGCAGAATCTTGACAAGATCAAGGCAACTCTGGCAGGGAAGACTGCCGAACTGCGCACACAGAAGGAATTATCGATGCAAGCAATCAGCCCGCCGACTGAGCCGGCAGGTCGCGCACCTGACGGACAATCATGGCAGAAATAATTCGTCTCACCCACGAAGAGATCAACTCTCCGGCGTGGAAGAAAGTTAAAGCATGGTCTGAACAGGAACTCGCGCTGTTGCGCGTCAACCTGGAAGCAGACCAAACGCCTGAGCGCACAGCCAAATTGCGCGGGCAAATTCGTTCACTGAGTTTACTGTCGGCACTGGAATCTCCGGCCCCGGCAATCGTGGATGACGACGCGGAGTAATCTGCCGAATCATCGAATTGGAGCCGCCTTATGGGCGGTTTTTTATTTGTGGAGAAACAACGCATGGCTGACGAAAAGGAACTGATGCAAGAAGATCAGGATCGCGCAGCAATGGAGGCCGCTTTTGCCGCTTCCGATGAAGCCGAATCTGCTCCCAGCATCGAACCGCCGAAGCAAGAAGAAGCACCTGTAGAGGAAACGAAGCAGGAAGAGGTCAAGGATCATGAAGTACAGGAGCCTATAGAGGAAAAGCCGGTGGCAACGCCCGCTTTGACTGAAGACCAATTGCGCTTGCTGTCGGCTATTCCTGAACTTGAAAAACGACTCACCCAGCAGGTTGACAAGGTTGCCGGTAATTACGGCGAGGTCAAGCGGTTGATCGGAGAGATGCAAAAAGCAGCGGCCACTCCGCGAGGGGCATCCGAGTTTAGCGCATCCGAAGATATGACGCAGTTTGAACAGGACTTCGCGGAAATCGCAAATCCCGTCAAGCAAATGATCGAGCAACGATTAGCCAGCCTTAACCAAGGAATTTCTGCCGACCAGCTTGAGGCGTACATCGCATCCAGAGAAACAGATCAGCGCAACAGGGCCGTTCAAGCACTGGATGAAATGCACCCGGACCGACTCGAAATCATCCAGACGAAGGAGTGGGGAGATTGGTTAGGCAGTTTGCCAAAATACCGGCAGGCAGCAATCGCCAATTCTCAAGACCTGCACTACGTCGCCGGAGAGATCGGAGCTTTCAAGGATCATCGTCAGGCACAAATCGAGCTTGCCCAAAAGCAAGCGCAGCAAGACGCAAAAAGCAAATCGCGGGTGGAAAAGGCTGTAACCCCTAGCGGGTCGCGCCAATCCACCCAATCAACCATTTCGGAAGAAGATGCGATGCGTAAGGCATTCGCTGAAGCCGATAATCTGTAAAGGAAAAATACCATGACTTTTGCTACATTGAATTCGCCGGCCCAGCGAATCGGTAAACAACTTGGCCGTATTCTGAAACATGCCATCCTGACCCAAACCCTCGAAATCAGCGGTGAAGCACACACTGCCGCTGCAAAGCGTGGTGCCACGGTCAGCTTCCGCCAAGTAGTTCCTTACGGTGCTACCGCTGCGGCTCCCAACACGTTCTCCAATACTGCGGCTGCCCACCTGATCCAAGAGGGAGTTACCCCTCCGGCGGATACGTTGGTCGTTCTGGACACCGAAGTGACGGTCAACAAGTATGGTGCGCTGTACGGCTATACCGACAACACCGATTCGCTGGGCGAAGACGACATCCCGATGTGGATGGAAGAACAGCTCGGTGAACGTCTCGGTGACGTGCGCGAGAAGATCTACATCGGCGCGGTGCAGGGATGTACCAACCGCTTCTACAGCGGCGGCACGACTCGTCTGACCACGGACGAGCCGGTCACGCTGAACCTGGTTAACCGCATCACACGCAGCCTTGGCGGAAATCATGCGAAGTTCGTGCGTAATGCCATGTCGTCCTCGGTGAACGCGGGTTCGGTGTCGTTGCAGAAGACCTATCTGGCCTTTGGTAACCTTAACCTGCAACAGGACATCGAGGCAATTCCCAACTTCAAGGCGGTTTCCGACTACGGCAAGATGCAGACCGCGCATGAAATGGAAATCGGCTGCGTCGGCTCTGTCCGCTTCATCCTGTCGCCGGACATGCCGCTGATCGTTGACGCTGGTGCTGCCATTGCCGGGACGAACAACTACTCCACGACCGGCACATCCGCCGACATCGCGCAGTTGTTCGTGATCGCCAAGGACGCATGGGGCCACGTCGCTTTCCGCGGTCTGGATGCCATCAAGTTCAACAACATCTCGCCCAACAAGGTGGACAAGTCTGACCCGACCGGCGAGCGCGGCTATTGCTCCGGCACGTTCTACGATTGCGCGTTCATCGCCAATCACGGCTGGATGGCTGTTGCGGAAGTGACTTACTCCAGCCTGACCAACTAATCAACGAAAGGAATCGACATGAACCGTAATCTCGAAGGTGCAACTTTTGGCACCATTAAAACCGGGCTGGTCAAGGGTACGACCAGTACACTCACCACCACCGTCACTTCTGCCGGCATGATCGGCGGCAAGTATGTCACCGGCGTTACTGCCCTGACCAACTCTGCCGCGCCGACAACCGACATCGTTACCGGCTCTGCATTTGTGGCCCTGACAGACAATCAGGCAACCGTGCTGGTAGTTGGTCAAGAGGCAGACGGAACCGTGGTGATGGCTCAAGGCTCCATCGAAGCGACCCAGGTTGGTGTTACTACGACCGCCGGCGACTTCATCCTTGCGCCTCAATTCCCTAACCTGCCGGCCGACTTCATGGTGTGGGGATACGTCTTGGTGCGCACAGCGCCAAGCGCATCTGATTACACGCCGGGAACAAGCAACTGGGATGCGACCGGTGTTACTGCAAGCCAGTTCGTTCAGTGCGGTGTGTTGCCGGATCGTCCGCAAATAAGCTGATTCTAGCTGACTAACCAGAGCCGCTTTCGGGCGGCTCTTTTCATAAAGGAGAAACAGCATGGCAAGACCAAAATCAATCATTTCAACTGATGACGTTGAAATCCGCACCTTGCCGGAAATTGGCGAGGATGACCCGGAGTTGATTGCATCCAGCTCGATGTCGAAGGCCAAAGTCGAAAAATTCATGAACGAGAAGGTCGTGATCGAGATCGAGGCCAGCGATGATCCGAATGCAGAAGTATTTGTGCATTCTGGAAACAACGGGCGCGCTCAGTACATCAAACGCGGCGAGCCGCAAGCCATCAAGCGCAAGTACCTATATTCGCTGTTGGCCGCCCAGAAGGTTGGTTTCGGCTGCGCATTTGGCCGCGATGCGAACGGCAACGAGTACAACCGACTGTCTCCCAGCTCCAGCACGACCCATCGCGTTCGACTGATCCGCGACGACAGCCCGCAAGGCGGCATGAAGTGGATTCAGCAAGCCATCCGCGAGACAGCCAACGTGCAGGCCGGCGTAACACTGTAACAGGCATCAATACGGTCTTCGGATCGTGATCGTAATCATCAATCTTCTGGGGCCATTGGCCCCCTTTTACTTTTCGAGGAAACCAAAATGACCACAACCATCGTGCAAGGCTTCATCAACTCCATCCCGGACAAACGCATCGCGCGTGCGTTCTCGGAAATCTTCTCCCGAATCACCCCGTCCAAGCTGGACACGGCGATCACCGCCCATGCTGGCGGCACCAAGTCTGCGGCACTGGCGCTGAAACCGACCTGCTCGTTCCATGATGTGACCACCGTAGCTACCGCGGCTGACTCCATCCTGCTGCCGCCGGCCAAAGAGGGCGAGTTCCATTTCGTCAAGAACTCCGCAGCCGCCAATGCGATGCAGGTATTCGGACAGGGTACTGACACCATCGACTCGGTGGCGACTGGGACTGGTGTATCGCAACTGGCTGGAGATGGCGTGATGTATTACTGCCTCGTTCCGGGTAACTGGCTACGCATCGGCGGGGTATCGGCTACAGAAGTTTTCTCCGCGATCACCACGGCAACGCTGAATGCAACCACGTCCATCACTGTCACATCGGCTAATGCTTCTGCGCTGGCTGTGGGTCGCTTGGGCGCAACTACTCCGGCGTTCTCTGTGGATGCTTCCACCGCAACACAAGTTGCCGGCTTGAAAGTAACCGGCGCTGCTACTGGCGGAACTGTGGCTGTTGTTGCAACAGACTCCGGTGCTGACGCTAGTTTGACGATCAACGCAAAAGGTGCTGGAACTATCGGCATCGGCTCTGTTTCGACTGGAGCCGTAACGATTACCCCCGCGCTTGGCGTAAGCTCGACAATTACCGGGACATCCGCATCAGCATCCGCTCTTGCGGTGGGTAGGCTTGGTGCAACGACCCCAGCTTTGAATGTTGACGCATCCACAGCAACAAGCGTAACAGGACTGAAAGTTAAGTCTGCCGCTGCTGCCGGCGGCCTGGCGGTGAGCACCACATCTTCTGCAACAGACGAAAGCCTGACGATTGACGCAAAAGGATCTGGCACTGTAACCATCAACGGTACGGCAACAGGTATCGTTATCCTTCCGGCAGGTACAACCATCGGCGGCTCTGCTGTTGCGGCTTTGGGGGTAGTTACATCAAGCTCGGCAAATGCGGTTGCTGTCGGCCCAAATGGTGCGACCAATCCGGTACTCAACATCAACGCGGCTACCGCTTCCGCAGTGGCCGGTATCAACATTACCGGAGCTGCGACTGGCGGAACTGTAGCGATCACAACAACTGATTCCGGTGCGGATGCCGGCCTGTCTATCGCATCCAAGGGGGCTGGCGTACTAAGCCTGAACAAGCCTGTTGCTACCCACACTACTAAGGCGGCGATCAACTCTACGGCAACTGCAACAGCCGCAGAAGTTGCAACCGGGTACATCACTTCGACCTCTGCTGCGCCAACCACGATCACACTTCCGACTGGTACAGATCTTGGCACGGCATTGGGTGCTTCTCAGGGCTATGTCCATGAGCTGTATGTCGATAATACAGCAGGCTCCAGCACGGTGACGATTGCCGTGGCAGTCAATGGCATTCTGTCCGCACTTGCGGCGGCAGAAGCTGGTGGGGCAGGACTGCTGGATGTTGCTAACGGCGTAACCGGGCAGGCTCGATTCACGCTGATGTTCTCCAGCGCGACCGCATACACCTTCACCCGTACCGCTTAAGGATAAAGGCGCTTAACACAGCCGCTACCAACGTGGCGGCTGTCCTGATGCGCTTTTCAAAATCAACTCCATGGAAAAACTATGATCCTCGATCCGTCATATGGCAGCAAGACGCTGGACGAACTTCAGGCTGAGTTCGTGCAGCTCGGGAATGACCTGTCCACCATTGATGCCAAGCGGCGCGCAATCCTTTCCTTGATGAATAAGCGAAAGGCAGAGCTGTTGGCGCAGTTCAAGACATCCGATCTGACAGACGTTGAGAAAGAGGCATTGCGTCAAGCCTTATTCGCCAAGGGGATCATCGTATGACGTTTCTTGAGATATGCCAGCGTGCTATGCGCGAAGCATCCGTTGCTGGGTCTGGTCCGTCTACCACGGTCGGGCAGACTGGTATCGAGCGCCATATCGTGCTGTGGGTCAATTCTGCATGGATGGACATACAACGCAGGCATAACGACTGGCTGTTCATGCGCGGGAGCTTTACGGTCAACACTACAGCGTCGGATGGCGTCTATGCGTATGGCGACTGCACAGACACTTCCACCAGTGCTGCGATAGCTGCATTCCGTGACTGGCACCGAGACACAATCAAGATTTACCTGACTTCCAGCGGAGTGGCTGGTGAGGCTTTGATGGAATACATCGACTACCCGACTTGGTACTCGGTCTACAACACCGGCCAGCAGACGGACAGTTACCCGAGGTTTTTCACGACCGACTATTCAAAGCGGCTTGTTATTGCGCCGAAGCCGGACGGAATCTATACCGTGTCAGGAGAATATCAGAAGAATGCTACCGAACTTTCCGGTGATTCGGATACTCCAGATATGCCGGAAGAATTTCATGACGCCATCTGGTATCGCGCTCTGATGAAGTATGCGCGGTACTACAGCGCGCCTGAAATCTACGACGATGCGCGATTCAACTACGACCGCATCATCAATGAGATGGAGATTACACAGATGCCTGAAATCATGCTGGGCGGGCCGATTGTATGACACTCCGCTTCCCACCGGTACAGACGAAGTATTACCAGTTCGGCGGCGGACTGGACCAAGCTACGCCGCCGATCAAGATGCCGGAAGGTGTGGCTATTGCTGCGTCTAACTTCGAGTGCGGAATCTATGGCGGGTACACGCGGATAAAAGGCTATGAACGTTACGACGGGCAGGCCAAGCCTTCAGATGCGCAGTACAGCAGCCTGCCGGTGACGGTGACTGGCAGTTACTCGGTGGGAGATACGATTACCGGGGCCACGTCTGGAGCGACAGGGGTAATCATCGCAGCTATTACCGGAATATGGTTCATTACCAAAGTGGTCGGTACGTTTCAGGCGGAGACCATCAACATCGGCGGTTCTCCGGTGGCGACCTCTTCTGACGGAACATCGACAGGAGGCGCGGCAACGATGGCGCTGAACGCTACCTATCTGAACCTGGCGGCAGATCAGTACCGCGCCGACATATCTTCGGTCACGGGTTCTGGTTCGATTCTCGGTGTGTGGCAATACAACGGTTCGCTGTATGCATTCAGGAACAACGCCGGAGGAACTGCTGCGGTAATGTTCGAGGCAACAGCATCCGGCTGGTCTGCGGTTGCGCTCGGGAAAGAGCTTAACTTCACCTCTGGCGGAACGGTTGAGATTGCGGTCGGGGACACCATTACCGGGGCAACCTCCGGGGCAACGGCAGTCATCACCGGAGTGGGTTTGCAAAGCGGAACATGGGCGGCCGGCACGGCTGCCGGTGTGCTGACCTTTGCCAGCCAGACAGGAACCTTCGAAGCGGAAGACCTGAATATCGGCGCGAGCTTGAATGTTGCGACAATCGCCGGAGATAGTACGGCCATCACGTTATCTCCAAGCGGTCGGTACGAGTTCGTCAACTACAACTTCGGCGGGGCGGCGAATACCACCAAGATGTACGGATGCGACGGAGTGAATAAGGCGTTCGAGTTCGATGGCACGGCATTCATCCGCATCAGCACCGGGATGGCGACTGATACCCCGGAACACATCACGGCATTCAAGAAACATCTGTTCATCTCCATCGCCGGGTCGGTCCAGCATAGCGGAATCGGAACTCCACATGCGTGGACGCCGATTACCGGGGCGGCTGAAATAGCGGTAGGAGATCAATGCACCGGATTCATGCTTCAGACTGGCGGGACGACGGTCGGAACGATGGTCATCTTCAATCGCAACCAGACCTACATCCTGTACGGGAACAGCTCGGCGGACTGGAATTTGGTGCTATTCAACCCGGAAGCTGGGGCATTGGCATATACCCAGCAGTACATCGGGCAGGGAATCGTACTGGATGACCGCGGAATAACAACAGTAGGTGCCTCTCAGAATTTCGGAAACTTCACCCAATCCACCATCTCGCGCAAGGTCGATAACTATCTGCGCGACCTGATCGACAACGCTATAGCAAGTTGCATCGTTCGAGAGAAGAACCAGTACCGGCTGTTCTTCTCCGGGGGAGATGCGCTGTACGTGACATTCGAGCAGAACAAGCTAGCCGGGATGATGCCTGTGTCGCTGACCAATCCGGTGACGTGTATCTGCTCGCAGGAATCCGCGAACGGGGTTGAGGAAATCTACTTCGGATCAACCAACGGAATGGTTTACCAGATGGACAGAGGCACTTCGTTCGATGGGGAGCCTATCTCGTACAATCTGGAGCTTTCCTACAACCACTTCGGCAATCCGAGGCTTCTAAAGCAGTATCGCAAGGCAGCTATCGAGGTGTCCGGTTCTCACTATTGCGAATTCAATTTTGCATATTCTCTAGGATACGGAACTACTGAGCTTTCTCAACCCGCCGGCTCGACCATCGAAAACAACCTGTCCGGAACAAATTGGGACTCGTTCACCTGGGACAACTTCTTTTGGGACGGACGCAACCTGCTTCCATCTGAGGCTGATATGGACGGGGTTGCGGAGAACATCTCGCTGATCTTTTCCGGGACATCTGATGAATTCGACTCGTTCACCATCGGCGGGGTTTCTATCGCTTACACACCAAGAAGGATGCTTAGATAATGACAAACGAATACTACGACCACACAACGTACCCGAGCAACGGCGCTTCCGGAAGTTCGAGTGCGATGCGATCAGAACTGAACAGCATCGAAGCGGGATTCGACAAGCTGCCGACGATGACCGGAAGCGGCGGCGAGGTTGTTGCGGTGAATTCGGGCGGAACTGCGCTGGAGGCAATCACCACGACCGGAACCGGAAGCGGGGTTAGGGCCACCTCTCCGACCCTGGTAACGCCGAACATCGGAACGCCATCGGCAGGGACGCTGACCAACTGCACCGGGCTTCCGGTTTCTTCGGGGATGTCCGGACTCGGGACTGGCGTGGGGACTTTTCTTGCCGCCCCTTCCAGCGCAAATCTGGCCGCTGCCGTAACGGATGAGACGGGGACCGGCGCTTTGGTATTTGCCAGCAGCCCGACTCTTGTGACTCCTGCACTCGGCACCCCAGCAAGCGGCGACCTGCGAAACTGCTCGATGGCAGTGGCTCCGGCCATCGGCGGAACGACGCCTGCTGCGGTCACTGCTACCGCCCTAAACGCATCATCTGGGAACGTGTTCCTTCAGCAAGGGACGGCGGTTGAATCCACCTCTGGAGCAGCGATTGACTACACGGGGCTTCCGTCGGGGGTTAAGGTAATCGTAATAAACATGGCCGGTATCAGCTTAAGCGGAACGAGTCCTTTTGCAATCGTAATAGGAGACTCTGGCGGGTTTGAGACTTCCGGATACGTTTCGACCTGTAATACGTTGAATTCTACGCCAGCGTGGACTATCACTACATCAACGGCAAAATTTCTAATATCTGGAACCATGACCGCAGTGAGTACATGGAGCGGAACTATCTATCTTCGGCTTGTAGATTCTGCAACGAATCTGTGGAGCATCAGCGGAATATTTGCCAGAGACGGATCTACACCAGTCGCTTGGCCTATCGGATATAAGGCTCTTTCAGCTACGCTGGATAGGGTTCGTCTCACGACCGACGGCGGTGCTGACACCTTCGATGCCGGAACCGTAAATATTCAATACAAGCTATAACGGGGGCAATCATGGCAATAACAGCAGCAGATTTAAGATCAACAGGGATGCCTGTAAACCCTACGTTGCCAAAAACTTCCGGTACCGGCGGACTTCTTGGAGGTGTTGCGCAGACTCTGCCAAACACAGGAACGCAAACTGTCGGTACTGCGGCACTTCCGAAATCTGCAACAAAGGTAAATACTGCACAGGCAAATATCCCGGGAATGCCGGCGGCGGCTACATATGACCCGAGACAGATCGCAATAAACGAGCCGACAGAAACTGTCCAAGGTCAGATTCAAGGAATCATCAATGCGAATAGTCCGCTGATGCAGCAAGCCGAGACGCGGGCAAAGCAATCGATGGCACCACGCGGATTGCTGAACAGCAGTATGGCAGTAGGAGCTGCGCAAGGCGCAGTTCTTGATGCAGCCATGCCTATCGCGCAGACAGATGCCGGAGCATACCGCGCCGCCGACCTCGCCAATGCCGACATGGCTAACCAGGCCAACCAGTTCGGCGCGCAGCAGACTAACGCGATGGCGACAGCAGGAACGCAACTCGCTACGGATACTGCGAAGTTCAATGCGCAACAGCAGAATCAAGCGATCATCAACCAGCTTGATGCAGCGAATAAGATTCAGCTTGCAGACATTCAGGCAACGTACCAAAACGAGATGCAGGCCAACTCCAGCGCGAGCCAGTTGTTCAATCAAACGATGGCCGCAATCAGCAATATCCAGCAAAGCACAACGATGGATGCGGCGACAAAGAAAGCATCGACTGATCAGATGATTTCATTGTTGAAATCTGGGATGACGCTTCAGGGCTCGATTGCCAACTTGAATCTGTCTGGCGTACTCAATTTCAAGGTGTAACCATGAACGACATGATGCAAATTCCGCAATCTGGTGAGCGCCAGCAATGGCTGATTGACCTGATGGCCGCGCCGCAAGGTGCGGTCGAGGGTTCGTTCGGAGAATCCGACACCTTGGACGAGTTGATGGCGCAATACGAAAGCTGCCACATCGAGCCGATCCGCGACAAGATATTGCGCATGGAGGACTTTCTGCTGACGCAGCCGCAGGCCGAAATACCGCTTAACCACTACATCAACAACGGCATCTATTACCGCGAGATCACCATCCCGGCAGGCGCGTTCTGCACCGGATCGATCTACAGCGAGGCGCACATCCATTTCCTGATCCGTGGCGACATGACGGTATTGACCGAGGACGGGGTGAAGAGAGTAAAAGGGCCATGTACCTTCGTTTCTCCACCCGGCATGAAGCGCGCCGGATACGCGCATGATGAAACAGTATGGGCGGCGGTGTTCAGGACGGACGAGACTGACCCGGACAAGGCATTTGAGGCAATCGAGAAGAGAGCGAGGTAAGGCATGAACAACATGAAACGCAAGATGGCCGGTCATAAGTATGAGGTCAGCCTGATCGCCGCTGCCGTAGGGTTCTCTGCCACTGCAGCAGCAGTTGCTACGGTAGGGGCTGGAATAATGGCTGCGGGGTCGGTGCTGGGCATCAAAGAAGCCAAACCAATCGGCGGCCTGATGATGGCAGGCGGCGGTATCGCTTCTGGATTGGGAGGGCTGGGCATGGTTGGCGGCGTTGCTGGCGCGACATCCGCGCTTGGAACACTGTCGGCTGGCGCATCTCTGGTTGGTGGCGCACTACAAGGGGCGGGAATCCTCACCGGGAACGACAAACTAGCCGGCATCGGCGGATTAATCAACGGTGCCGGGATGATCGGTAGTTCAATGTCGAATGCGCCGACGGGCGGCGCAAGCCAAGGCGGTGCTTCTGGCGGAAGCGCATCGGCTGGAGCTGATCCGAACTGGAATCCTGATTATGGACTTTCAACGGCTAGCAATGCCCCATCGTCTGGCGTAGGCGGAATCAAGGTTGCTGGCGCTAATGCAAGTATACCCGCTGCGGCAGTCCCGAGCGGGACTCCGAGCTTGATCGACCGCATCGGAAAGTACGACAACTATATCAAGATGGCCGGCGACTTCGCTACCGGCATGGCGAACAGCAAGTCAGAGAACGACAAGCTGGCGCAGCAGAATGCGCAGTTCCAGCAGGAAATTGAATTGCTAAATCGGCGAAGTACCGCCGTCGCCATTCCGGGCGCATTGCCTGTCAGCCCGGGATCGCCGCAGGCAGTTTCGCCGATCACGCCGAACCGAAGCACTGGCCTGCTGAATACCACTTCGCAACAAGTTCCTGGAGTCGCATAATGAACCCACAAGACACGAAAGAACAACCGAAAGGCAAACTGTCAATCACCGCAGAACACGCCAAGCAGAGCTTGTTCCAGAACCTCGGAGAAGAAGAGAAGATCATCATCGGCAGGGTAATCTACGCCGGCATGAAGATGCTGTTCACCAAGGAGATGAACGACCGCGTCGTAGAGGGAATCCAGCGGCAGGACGGTATGACGCCGGAGGACAAGCTTGGGATCGGCGTCGGGCATACGCTAATCATGCTCTACAACGAGAGCAAGGGAACCATGCCAATCGGCGCACTGCTGCCAGCAGGTTATGTGCTGCTGGCGAAGATGTGCGAGTTCGTCAACGCAACTGGCGTGGCGAGACCGGTCACGGACGATGATTTCGGCGAGGCGTTGCAGATGATGAACGCCGTCATCAACCGCACATTCAACCCGGAATTCAATGGCGATCTGGCCGAACAAGGCAAGATGGCATTGCAGCAAGGTCAACAGACCGAACAAGCCGCACAACCTACTTCGCAACCTGTACAATCTGCCCAACCGTCAGGTCTGCTGGCGCAAGGAGCTTAAATCATGGCATTCAATCCTATTGCTGGCGGATTGCTGAACGTCGTCTCCGGACAAGGAAAGGCGGCGGAGCAGCGTATGGAAACCGCATCCAAGGAAGATTCCGCAAAGCGCCTGTTAGACATGGAGATGGAAGTCAAGTCTGACTACGAGGCACGCATCCACGAGCGCACCAGAGGCGAGCAGATGCAGGACTACGAGCGTGACAAAGCTGACAAGATCGCGGCAGAAGATCGTGCATACGGTCGCGAAAAGGGGCTGATCGGGATGCGCAGCAATGACCCCGAAAAGTCGAAGCGCGAAGCATGGACGAATAAGATTCTGCAAACAACTGAAGGAACGCCTGAATATTCTGCCCTTGAGAAGGAGGGCAGGCTGCGCGGATATCTGAAGTCGAGTGATAGCTTTGCGGAACAAACCGATTACACCTACGACGACATGGGGAACAAAGTCTCGGAAGTGAAGACGAAGGTTCCTGTCGGCGGTTCGGGGCAGCGGGATGCGGAGTTGCAGGATGTGACTGTCAACGGGAAGTTGATTGGCCATGCAGCGACTGGCGAAGAGGCGCAAGCGATGGTTGCGCAATATCGGCAATCATTGGTAAAAACGCCGGATGCGGCAAAGCCAGCGCCGAATCCAACAGCGCGAGATATTGCCGTGCGTAACCAGTTCGGGCAGATAGACATTGCGGAATCGAAGGCCAAGGTTGTTGAACTATACGGAGACAATCCGGCGATCAAGTCAAAGTTGTTTGCTGAACTAGACGCGATGCGTCGTTAAATCGGGGATTTTATGGCATTCAATTTTGACGCGAGCGGCAACCAGATTGACGTGTCTGCCGGGTTTCATTTCGATGAAGACGGGAATCAGCTAACCGAGCAGCCGAAGTCTTCAGGTCTGATTGGCGGGTCAATCGATGCGCTCAAGTCCGGCTTCGGCAGCATGTCACGTTCAGCGCAAGCGACCGGATCGGCACTCTCCGGGAATAACGCCAACATTGAAGCATTGGCTGCAGAATCTGAAATTGCCAATAAGCAGCGACCGATTGAGGCACAGCAGTTCACAGAGTCCGTGCAGCGCAATACCGCAGAGTCGATGGCGGATGATAGAAAAGTCGGATGGCTTGAGGCTATCGGTGATGTGGCTGCGGCGGCATGGGAGAACAAGACTGGCGCGGTACAGTCTATTGTCGAGCAGTTACCGAACGCCGTACCTGTGCTTGCGGCAGGATGGGCTGGGGCGAAAGCCGGTGCAGTTGGTGGCGGTGCGGCTGGTACGATGGTTGCACCAGGCGCGGGAACAGCAATCGGCGCAGGTATCGGCGGCGTTGTTGGCGCATTCTCCGGTATGTTTCTCGGCAATGCAATGCTTGAAACCGGCGCGAAGGCGATAGAGAAAGCCGAAGGCGGGCTGACCGATGTTGAGCGCGGCGAGGCTATCAGCGAGGGCGCAACCAAGGGCTCAGTGATTGCCGGGATCGATCTGTTAACGCTAGGTATCGGCGGAAAGCTGATGCAGTCTGTCGGCAAGGCTGCAACCAAGGCCGGTGCGATGGCGGAAGCGGAGGTCATCGCCAAGGCCGGAATCGACATCAGCAGCCCGGTAATTGTAGCCAAGGCATTAGCAGCAGACCCGGCATTGAAGGCGGCAGCTTCGGCAGCGGGCAATGCCGCAGCGCGCGCCACGATCACCACCTCGCAGAAAGCGGCGATGGCCGGCGGCGGGCTGGCGCTTGAGTCAGTCGGTGAGACAGCCGGCGAATACTTGGGTGAGATGGCCGCAACCGGCGAAGGTAACGTGACCGATGCCGTGCTGGAAGGCATGTTGAGCTTGGGCCAGTCCAGCATCGAGACGGCGTACAACTATGGGCGCGTCGGCAACAATCTTGATGCCAGCAATATCGCCAAGACGGGGCTGATATTCAAATCTCCAGAAAAGCCGCTTGCGCTTGGATATAATCAAGCAGCCGACGCATTCGGATCAAACGCGATTGTCTTCCCCGATGGTTCTGTCGCAACCAGCCAGAATCAGGTAGACGACTACCTGAACAGCCTTCCTGAAAATGAACGCATAGCTGCACGGGCATCATTATTCGGCTACGCGCAACAGCCAAAAACCCCGGAGCAAATCACCGCCGAAGTCATTTCCAAGCCCACCCTGGATGAAGCCATCAAAGCATCCAGCGACTTGCTGAATGATCCGATTCTTGACGATGCGGTGCAACGCGAGTTCGGTTCGCTGACCGAAACTCAGTCCCAGCGCGACATCGGCGCACTATCCCAAGGCGAGACCGGGTTCGGCGCAGTCTCCGAGCTGGCCGACCTTGCCGCACAAGAGCGCGCGGATGTTGAACAACGTCGTTCTGCCATCGCAGAACAGCAAGCCGAGTCTGGCGCATTGCGCATGGAATCCGAACTGGAAACCACCGATGCGCGCGTCACTGGTGCCGCCGCAGCACAAACACGCCAGAGCCGCCTTGCCGCACTGGATAGCATCTATGCCAACCCGGACGAGCGCACTCCCGGAATGTCGTTTCTGGCGCATCTGGAAGCCAACTATCCGCGCAACCCGCTACCGACACCGGAAGAGAAGCGCATCATCGCCCAGCGCGAACAGGCGTTTCAGGCGTTCAAGGCCATGCCGGAAAGCCAGCCAGAGACGCTTGGCGTTCCCGCGCTTGAGGAGAAAGCGCAGAACGGAGAGCGCCCGCTTGAAGCGAAGATCGCCCAATTGAATGAATATCTGGCGAACGGCTACAAGCCGATTGCCGGCGGCAAGATGCTGGCGAACGAGAAGGGTAAGAAGCTGATCCTGACGAAAGCGCAGCGAGAATACCTTGCAAACATGCCATCCGCGCAGCAATCTCAGGAGAGTGGCATTCCTGACCAAACGGCTGCGCAGCCTATTCAAGCGGAGGCCGCTAATGGCACAACTGCTGCACCTATGGATGCCGGAGTGGATCGAGCAACCGCTGCAAGCCCAAGTGCTGACACCGCAGGAAGCGCAGCAAATGGCGTTCTTCGACCTGAGACTGTCGCAGCAGCCGGACGGGATGGATTGCCCAGATCACCTGTGGCAACTGATGCAGCGAGTGGACTTGTACCGGCACCAGATCGGGCCGATGCAGTAGCAAAATGGCTAGACAATGCAGCCCAGAAACTAGAGCAAGAGTCTTGGGGGCAGGACGTACTGGATACCATGCAGGAAAATGGGGAATCTCCGCAGGCTGTGGCAGAATCATTCTGGGCTGAAACCTATCCCGCCATGCCGGAGCAAGGCCAGAAGTTATTCAAGCGCCTTTACAAAAAGAATACAGGGCAATCATTGCAAGACGGAGATAATCCTCTGGATATGATTGACCTTGGCGATACGGCGGAAAACTTGGAAGGGACGGAGCGCGGTTTTGTTGCGCTGATGCGCGAGGCAAACAGCCAATTTGGGCGCGGAAGGCTTGAGAAAGGAATTGTTGTTGATGGCGATGTTGTCGCCAAGCAACTGCCAAAATCCGCAGAAAATCCGCAAAAAGTCGAGTTAGACGCGACTACCTCGCCGACTACCTCGCCCAGCAAGAAGCCGTTCACCTGGCAAATGCCAAAGGCCGAGTTTGTCGCCCAGAAAGTCGCGGAAGGATTGTCGGAAGAGACGGCTGCGCGTGGGCACGAGAATGCGGTAAAGCTGGCGCTCAAGATGAAGAAGGACGTGCCGGCCAAGGTGCTGGCGGACTACCAAGGAGCAGGCGACGTTGCGCCACCGGCTGACGCTGATGCAATCGGTGCGGCTGTATTGCCTGTTGTTCAACAGGTCGGATCGCAGCCAACACAGTCGGATGGCGCGGTAGATGGAAGTTCGGTAGCAGAATTAACGCCAGCCGCGAACTGGAAGCAAACCGCGCAAGACATCATCAGCAAGGATGTGTTTCGCGATACGGTTGCAAAATCAATTCAGAACGACGGGCAGAAAGTCCTCGACGCGATATTTAACAATGACCTCGCCGCGCTGGTCGGGATCAATGCGAAATATGGACAAGAGGCTGGCCGTAACCAAGGAGGCGGCGGAGCAGGGCCAGGGAAAGTAAAACAGGCAAGGCGCGGTGTCGAGCCTGTATTCAATGCCGCCATGATTGCCATGCAAGGAATGAAGGCAGAGCGCTCCGCAAGCGTCAAGGCAGAAACGTCAAGCACGCAAGCCGGAAACGTAAAGCCGGAAGCGCAGGCGACCGAGCAAAGCAAGCAATCCGCCATCGAGTCAGTCAAGGCCGACACCGAGCTTTCCAAGGCCGACAAGCTGAACACGATTAAGGCGCTCAACAACGGCGACATTTCGCCTGAGGATGTGGCGGATGTGGTGGGGAAGGCTGCGCCTATTGAAGCTGATGATGCGGCGCAGTCCGAACAGTCACAGGAGCGTCAGCTTGACGCGAAAGAACCAGAAGCGCAATATGATGCGTATGACACACTTGAAACTCGCCCAGAAACCAAGCCGGAGCAACTTGAAGCCGGACGGTCATCTCTTGCGGATGTCGAGAGACGCATCTTCGGGGTCAATCGTTCTTCGTTGCGAGGTTCAGCGGCCATACTTGGCAGTAATATCCCGTCCGACTTCCGCGAAAAAGGCTACACCTCACTCGTAGGGCAAAATGTTGAAAGCTCGCACGACCTAGCTATGATTTCGCAGGTCTTGCGAGATCCGCGATTCGAAACATTCCGCGTTTTTTTCGTCAAGGACAATAAGATCGTCGGCGAACGCGCTTACACATCGAGGCTTGCCGCATCGGTAAGCATTCCGCGAGACCTTCACGAACACATCAGCGCCGACATGGGGCGCACTGGAGCGAATGGATACTGGTTACTGCATAACCACCCCGCCGGATTTGCCAAAGCGTCATCGTCGGATATTAACTTGACTGAGATGCTGGCGACCAATGCAAGCGGGATGCTTGGTCACGTTATCATCGATCACAACGAATACAATTCGATCACCATAAAGTCCGGGCTGTACGGCCCGGAAGCCAAACAGGAAATCATCAAGGCGGATTTGGGCGCGATGTCCGTATCGCCGGAAGTTCCGCACCCCACACTTGGCGCAACCATAACCAAGCCAGCAGACTTTGCCGCTATCGCACGACAACTCCAAAGGGATGGGGTGTATTCGTCAATCATCGGAACGGGCGGCGAGGCTGGTGCTGTAACGATGATACTTGACGTGCCAGATATGGCAAGCCGCAAAGGTGTTGACAAGCTACGCGCAGGGGCCGCAATACGCCGCGCCGCAAGGGAAACGCATTCAGGAAGATTGTTTGCCGTTGTGCCGGGGGAATTGAGCCAGTACGCACACCTGATGGATGCCGGATTATTTACCGACATTATCAGCCAATCAACCGGACAATCCGCCGCAGAACTTGGAATGCTTGGACGGGCAAGCCACGGCACGGCAGCGGAGAGGCGCGGAATGCTTGCGTATGTTGCGGAGCCGACTTCGCCTGATTACAGGCAGACCATCGAATCCAAGGAAACAGACCAAGGAACCGCGCTGTACTCGTTCGCCGGGCAGAATGCGCAGACCGCAGACAAGATGGCTTTGTCCGCCGCGCAAGACCGCCTGAACGCGGGCGAGAATGCAGAGACGGTGCGCAAGGAAACCGGCTGGAGCAAAGGCGCGGATGGAAAGTGGAGGTTCGAGATCGACGACAGCGGCGCGAAGCTGCATAAGCCGTGGCCGAGCAAAGGCCAGTTGTTCGGCGACATTCTGAACGACATGCGCAAGCGCCGGTTCGCCGAGACTGGCAGCTTGAGCTTCACGGTTGGCGATGTACTCGACCATCCGGCACTGTTCGCTGCATATCCTGAGCTTGCGAATATCTCACTGACAGACCAGAAAGAGTCCGGCGCAAGCTACTCGCCAAAAGGAAGCGACCCGGCAACGATCCGCATCAGCAAAGATACGGCGATGTCGGATGTCGTCTCGAAAATATTGCATGAAGTGCAGCACGTAATCCAGCGCGGCGAGGGTTTCGCAACTGGAGGAACCGTAGAATCGGCAAGGAAAATAAAAGCTGAAATCCTGAAATCAGATTTGGCAAAAATCAACGACGAGATCATTTCCAACGGGGAGAAGCGCGGAAAGCTAAATGGGCGCGCATGGGATGAGAATGTGGCGCGGCACCTCGAGCTTGTATCAAAGCGCGATGCGCTGGATGAAGAGTACCAAATCCTGAAAACTGACATGGCCCCAGCCGCACGAGCCTATCAGCGCCTTGCCGGTGAAGTCGAAGCGCGCAATACCCAATCGCGCCAGCGCATGACCGCCGACGAGCGCCGCACTGTCTCGCCGGAATCGACCGCGGATGTCCGCGCGGAAGACGTAATCGTGGTGTTCAACGGAAAGGAGATGAACAACGCACCTATCCCGGCGAATGCGATTCAGGCCGACGAACGACGCACCCCACCCCCCGACGCGCACTCTGTCGCATCCGCCCAATCCGCCCTCCTATCCGCGCACAGCGGCAAGATTCATGGCGCGCTCAAGGCGATGTTCGACGCGGGCAAGGCGAGCTCGATCACTGCTGCTCAGGCGGCGAATATCGTGGGCGAGGATGCGCTGTATTCGCGCGAAGAATACTTCAAGCGAGCAGATCAGATTGAACGCGCACTGCAATCGATGGGATTGCGCGTAGATAGAGAAAAATCAAATGTTTCGGTATCAACGTATATCTATGCATATGCGCCAGAAGGTTCGCAATTCAAAGAGAACGAAGGCGAATATTTGAAGATTCGAATATCGAACCATAAGCTACCTGACTCATATGTTGAGCCGGACTTCGAAGTAATGGTCGGCGGCGGACATGATGGATCGCTGATGAATGATTATGGGACGTGGGATGAATCTGTTGAATTTGTCGCGCGCAAATTTGATATGGATGTTCCGCCAGTCATAAAGCGCCTTGATTCAAAGGCGAAAAGTGATGCGAAAAAAGCCACCAAGAAAGCTCGGGATTATGAAATAAATGAGTTGATTCGGAAAATAGAAGTCGCCAAGAAAGGCGCTTATTCGAAGTCTGGCTCGGGTATCTGGTGGCTGAATAAAGATTCTGGAAAATTGTCAGAGATGGCGCAGATAGGCAAGATGCCGGAAATGAATTCAGAGCAAGTTAAGGTTGAATATATATCTCGCCTAGAAAAACAGCTTGCTGAAAAACAAGGCGGATTAAATCAAGACATCCGCTACGCCAACGATGGCCGCGCGCTGGCCTTCTTCAACCCTGCGGACGGCATCACCTATTTCATCGCCGACCATCTCCCAAAGAGCGCCAGCGCGAAAGGACTGCGCGGGCTAGTTGCGCATGAGATCGGCGTGCATGCTTTACATCTAGGCCGTGACTCGAAGGAATGGCAGTCCATCTTGAAGCAAGTTGAACTGATGAACCGGGCCGGCAATGCCAAAGTAAAGGCTGCTTGGGCGCAAGTTCCTGAAGGCACTCCTGCCGCACATGTTGTCGAAGAAACGCTGGCCTATCTGGTGCAGAATAATCCTGATATGCCGATAGTAAGGCGCGTCATCGCTTGGCTGCGGAACGCATTGCGTAACCTTGGGAAATCGCTACCTGTGTTGCAACGCGGGAAGTTCATGGCATGGGCTAACAGCCTGACCGAGGATGATCTTGTATTCATGGCGCAGGATGCGATGGCGAACTGGCGGCCTGAGAGTCAGGTGGAATCGGCTGGCAATGCGGCGGCGCTTATGTCGGTTGGAGGATACAACGTAGAGCAACAATTGCTTGATGATCTTGGCGCTATCCATCCTGATGTTGACGCATGGGTAAATATCAGCGGAGACACAATCAAGCTGGATGAATTGCAAATGCCGAAGGCAATTCGCGGGCAGGGCATTGGTTCGCGCTTCATGGATATTCTGACCGCATACGCCGACAAAAACGGCATGACCATCGCACTCACCGCAGCAGGTGATTTTGGCGGAAGCCGTGCCGGACAGGAGCGGTTCTATCGGCGGTTCGGATTCGTTCCAAACAAAGGACGTAGCAAGGATTACGCAATCAGCGAGAACATGATTCGCCGACCGGATAAGAATGCGGCGGCGCAGTTCAGCCGGTCGCAAGGCAATGCGCAGCCGGTCAACCCGCGTGGCGGCAAGATTATTGGAGACTCTGGAAACTACGACGAAGCACAGCGCGCTGCACTGGAGCGCACTGGCTCTGTCATCACCAAGAAAACCATCGCCGATACGCTTCACAAGCTCAAGCAAGACGCATGGAAGAAGATGGCGCAAGGATTGGCTGACCAGTTCCGCCCAATCCGAGACTTGGATCAGCACGCCTACAACCTGCTGCGCTTGTCCAAGGGTGCTACCGGAGCATTCGAGGCATTCATGCACTACGGCAAGCTATCGCTCAACGACGGCGCTACCGATGCAGACCAGAGCGGCGGGGTGCTTGAGAAAGTGTTCTTCCCGCTAGGCAAGGAATCGACAGACTTCTTGCGCTGGATTGCCGGTAATCGGGCTGAGAGGCTAATGGGAGAGGGCAAGGAGCGCCTATTCAACAAGGATGATATTGCCGCGTTCAAATCGCTAGCAGACCGCAAGGGAGATTTTGCCAATGACTACACGTTAATCGACGGAACCGTCACCCGCGACCGCAAGGCCATCTACAAGGATTCGCTGGTCAAGTTCAACGAGTTCAACAAGAACGTGCTGGACATTGCTGAACAATCTGGCCTGATCGATGGCGACAGCCGCAAGCTGTGGGAGCATGAATTCTACGTCCCGTTCTACCGAGTTGCCGAAGAGAACGAAGGCGAAGCGCGCGGCATGTATATCAAGTCAGGCGTGATCCGCCAAGAGGCGTTTAAGAAGCTTAAGGGCGGCGAAGAGCAACTGAATGACCTGATGGCGAACACGCTGGGAAATTGGGCGCATCTGATAGATGCGTCAGCCAAGAACCGCGCGGCAACTGCAACGCTTGAAGCCGCAGAAAAGATGGGAGTCGCGCGCAAGGCGGTTGCTGGCGATACAAAGACTGTCTGGGTTATGGGGACAGTAGAGAAGAAAATCGCAAAAGGTACAGAGTACGAAGAGAATGGCGTAACCAAAGTATCTGATGGAACTACGGTGATAACGTATCACGGGAAAGTCGAATACAAGATTGACGATCCATACATTGTGGAAGCCGTATCCTCGCTGGAATTCTCCGGTATTCGTGGCCCGATGATGGATATTCTTTCCAAGCCGAAGCATTGGCTGACCATTGGTGTGACGGCATCCCCGTTCTTCAAGATCCGCAACCTAATCCGCGACTCTGTGCAGGCGATTGCGACATCTGACTTGAACTACAACCCGGCATCGAACGTGATAGAGGGATGGAAGCTAACCAACCGCAAGAAGCCTTCGCAGCAGTACGTTTCCGCGCTGGCCGGCGGCGGTTTGATTCGCTTTGGCACAATGCTTGAAGGCAACGAGGCAAGCCGGGTGCGCCAGCTTATCAAGCAGGGCGCGAAGGACGAGCATATTCTTGACGACGAAGGCAAGATCAGAGTCTTCTACGACAAGTATGTTGAGCCATCAATCACCATGTACAACGAACTCGGGAACCGTGGCGAGGAAGTCAACCGCATGTCGCTGTATCATCAGTTGCGCGAGAAAGGCATGGGCCACGCAGAAGCGTCTGTGATGTCGCGCGACCTGATGGACTTTTCCATGCAAGGATCGTGGAAGACGGTTCGATTCCTGACTCAGCTTGTTCCGTTTCTTAACGCGCGTATCCAAGGCATGTATAAACTGGGCCGCGCATCGACAGAAGACAAGGCGCGATTCGCTGTTGTGTTGGGCGCGGTGACGATGGTATCGCTTGCGCTGCTGGCAATGTATGGCGATGACGATGATTGGAAGAAGCGCGAGGACTGGGATCGGGACAACTATTGGTGGTTCAAGTTGGGTGGTGTCGCTTTCCGTGTGCCGAAGCCGTTTGAAATTGGCGCGATTGCTACGCTGGCAGAACGTACTGCGGAACTTGCCTTCGACAAGGAAATGACCGGGCAGCGGTTTGCAGACACCACGACCAGCCTGATTGCGAACCAGTTGGCGATGAACCCTGTGCCGCAGACGTTCAAGCCGATGATCGACTTGTATGCCAATCAGGATTCGTTCAGCAAGCGCCCGATTGAATCTATGGGTATGGAGCGATTAGAGCCAGGCATGCGGTTTACACAAAACACCAGCATGCTTGCGCGCGGAATCAGTTCTGCCGGAAATGCGCTGACTGGCGATAACTTCTTGTCTCCGGTTCAACTGGACTTCCTGAACAAGGCGTACTTCGGATGGCTTGGCGCGACGGCAGTTAGCTCTGCCGACATGATGGTTCGCGGCATCAGCAACGAGCCGACGCGGCCAGCGGTCGATCACTGGAAGTTTGCATCAGGCGGCATGGTGGCGGAATTGAGCAGTGCGCAAAGCCGTTACGTTTCGATGATGTACGACCAAGCCGCAGAATTGGAACAGGCTTATGCGACCTACAACAGGCTGCGCAAAGACGGAAAGATAGAAGACGCCAAGGAGTACCGAGAAGAGCACAAAGACGAACTGAGCAAGTATCACAAGGTGGAGAACGTCAAGCGCAGCATCAGCAAGATTAACGAGCGCATACGTTTAATTGAAAAAGGGGCGCTGACAGCAGATGAAAAGCGGGCCTTGGTTATCCCGTTGCGGGAGAAACAGAGCGAGCTTGCAAAGCGGCTTTACCAGTAATCAGGCAACGGAGCCAAATTCAACAATGGCTCCGAACCTGAGTACTTGAAGCAGAATCCCGCCAGCACCCATTGCGAGAAATAAGAAAACGGCCCAATGGACGTAGTATTCAGAATCGGTTTTTTTATTTTTCACGGCTTGAAGATCGTAATAAACAAGCCGCATAATACATTATTCTATGTAGGGAGTGGGTGTGGATTAGGCTTCGGCATGAACGTCCA